CCGTAACCCCTCGCATCTTATTTACCCACTAAAAAAAGCCCCCCGGCGAATTTATCACCAGGGGGCTTCTTTATTGCATGTCGTATATATGTTATTCGTTCAATGCAACGGGCGGTTCTGCCGTCGGAACCTTGGGTTCCTTAGCGTAGCGCAGCATGAAGGAGATGACCGCGGTGATGATCGACTTCACCAGCAGCACACCCACACCTGCCCAGAATGCCCAGGTGAACGGGTCGCCCTCAGCCATAGCCTGCTGAAGACCGAGAGCAATTGCGAGCAGCAGGTCAGCGCCTACTGCACCGTAGAACGTGCGCCATGCGCGGTCGAGTGCATCAAGAAACTTGATGTTTGAAGTGTTTGCAACTTCTGCCATTATCTTTCCTTTGTTTATAGACGGCGAAGATCGTGCCAGCGGTGGGCAACACTGATTGTGTAGACTACCCTGAATGCGTGGTACATGAAGATGCAGAGGCCGAATGCGAACCCGACCTCTGCGCTACGTACGTAGAACTTCATGTCGCTAATTACATCATGCGACTTTGAGTCTTACGCCAACGTCTAACTTGTTCGGATCGTTGATGCCATTCGCATAGCAGATGGATTGCAATGTAATCTTTCGTGACCAGTTGTTCTGGCACCACTTGACAATCGAGGACAGCGTATCGCCGCGCTCGACAGTCCATGTCCCGTACCCGTCCCCGGGCTTCCAGATACGTTCGCCAACCTTGATCTGGTTGATGTTCTTGATACCGTTCCAGCCCGCGAGGTCCATGAGCGATACCTTGTAGTACTTGGCAATCACACCCAGGGTGTCACCCTTGTCAACGCGCCAGTGGGGATCCGGCACAAAGTTCGTGGCCGGTATCTTCGGTGGTGTGGGCGTAACCGGTGGCCTTGGTGGTGCCACTGTGACACCCATGTAAATCTTGACCTGGTTCATGAGCAGTTCGTATGGGTACCCGTTGCCCGGGTCCGTGCGAGTCTCAGGGTCAATCTGCCTGTGGGTGCAGAAGCCCTTCGTCTTACGGTCGCCACGGTCAAGTACATCGCGTACCTGTTTGTCAGTCAGCCACACCGGAGGAATGCCGTCACGCTTGGCGACCTCCGCCATGTCGTATGCGAGGTTGTGAAGCATCTGAATGCCCTCGGTCGTAGTCCACTCAGCGCGAGAGTACCGGGCGTACCCAGCCTGCTCCCAGCCGATGGACAGACCGTTGGCTTCTGATGCGTGCCATGCCCCCAGGTGATCAGGGATCATGCGCAGGCGAACGATGGGGTCAACGAACCTATGCCACGATGCTTCAGGGTAAGCGGGATAGATTGACGATGCCCATTTAGTCAGCGACTGCGCGAACCCCCCACGGAGGGGGCATTCAGCCGAGTGCAGGACAAGGAGCTGCGTGGGTATGCCCGAGACCTGGAAATACTTTCTCGAGGCAATACCCAACGCAGTCCAGTCCAGGGCGGGAGAGATAGTAACCATTACTCGTTCTCCGCGTTGCCAGCCATGCGCGGCTCAGACAGCTCAGCCTCGAGGCGGAACTTCTCAGCGTCAGCGACGACTGTGTCCCAATCTTCGGGCGGGACTTCGTGACCCGATGCTACACCATGCATTGTCTTCTCCTTACTTGATGCGGATAAAACCCGCACGTGCGACGGGGGCTTCCGTGTTGTTGGTCAGGCGGACGCCCACCGTGTAGTATCCCTGGCTAACAATGTCGTCAGTGTAGAACCCAATCTCACCATCAAGGGTGACGCATGGCTTCCACACACCGTTGCTGTACGGTTGGCCCTTGGGCACAATGACGTATTCCACACCAGAGGTGACCGGGAACAGTGCCCCGTTGACGGTCTTGCTAACTATGATTGACTGGAACTCACGAGAGCCCAGCAGATATGTGTTCATTGCTCTCCCAAGTCGAACTGCCAACGGGGATCCGTCAGGTCAGCATACAGTTTGATGACGCCCGAATCGAGCGGCGTACCAGTCAATTGACCCGACCCAGTGAAGGCAACGCTAGCAGACCCTGTATGGCGCCCGACAGCGCTCAGCGTACCGATGCTCGACAAATGACCCGTTGGGCGTATGTCGGCGAATACAGACACCGCCAGAACGCCAGTTGATCCCAGGTTGACTGACACAACCCGATGGCCGCGGGAAGTACCCACGAGAGTACCAGTGCCACCCAGCTCAACCTCGCGAGCATAACCCATGAGGTGTATAGAGCTAAGCTGACCCGAGCCTGTCAGATTACCCAGGACATCCTGGGTGCTGAACCCCTCAAGCTCACCCGAGCCCGACCCGTTGAACGATACGTCCACGTCCATCGAGGTTATCTCAACAGTCAGAGTACCTTCGCCCGACAGCGGCGCGGTGACATTGTAGTTCATCACCATGCCCGAGCCGGTAAGCGTACCCGACCCAGACAGCGCTACGGTCTTGAATATTTCTTGGGTGTGAACCTCGGTCAACGAGCCAGAACCAGACAGCGTACCGTTCGCAGATGCAGTGAGTGTTTCACCAGCGCTGGACAGTGTGCCCGAGCCAGACAGATTGCCTGTCTTGCTGAACCCAACGATCCTGCTTGAGGTGAGCGTACCCCCACCAGACAGATTGCCTGTGACGTTCACGTTCGGTGTGGCTGTACCAGTCAAGGTGCCCGAGCCGGACAGCGATCCCGTACGAGAGAACCCCTGGACAATCACACTGGTTGACAACGTACCCGAGCCGGTAAGGTTCGCAGACCGATTGAACGCGGGTGTGGGCGTACCTGTCAGCGTACCCGAGCCTGAGAGGTTAGCCGTGATCGAAAACGCCGGAGTGCGAGTCGACGTAAGCGTACCAGAACCTGAGAGGTTACCAGTCGCGTCGTATTCCTCGGCCAGATCGTACGTTACCTCGAGGGTTTTGCGTGAGGTATTGTCCGAGCTGTAGCCAACGTAGTTCAGCACCATGCTGCTGCCATTGTCAGTGATCGTCGCGCGTCCATACTGTTGCACGGTTGACGTACCAGACGAGGGGTACAGCCCAGTCGAATACGGGCCACCCTTCTGGCTTGCAGCGTTATTCAATGGTGCACCATGCAGCATCACAATACCGCCTGGAGCGTTTGTACCATCATCTGCACCGACCATGTGACCATCACCACCGAGCATCACAATGTTCTTACCTGAGTTAGACAGGTGAGTTGCAAGCTCATCTCGTTCAGTGATGTATCCTGCCCAGGCATCGTCGCCAGAGGAAGCCGAGGTAATCCATGGGCTTTCTTGAATGATGACGATGAGTGGCTCGGTCGCGCTGTCAATCAGGTTCTTGAACCAGGTCTTCTGCGTTGTGCCGAGTGAGGTCTTGGACGAGTTGTCCGTGTTAGCCGGGTTCGAGGCAAACGACCTGCGGTCAAGCTGGATGAATCGGACACGACCCCACACGAAGCTGTAGTAGCTTGCGGGCATCGGCCAGAGTTCAGCGCGTGCCGTGTTCCAGTTAGCCCAGGCTGTTGAGTCAGACCCTGCGTTAGAGTCGTTGTTCATACCATCATGGTCAGATGGTGTGTATGTGGTGTTCATAGTCGAGAAGACAGCAGCGTGGTTCGTCGCTGTAATCTTCGCATTCATCTTGTCTCGAATGTTTGCCACGCCCGTACCTGATGCATCGGCGTAGTACATGTCCCCCAGGTGGAAGAACAGATCGTCGCCGCGTGTTGCAATTGCGGCCATCGAGTCAGAGTCCGATGCGTTACAGCAGGAGGCAAAGTCAAACGAGAACGATGCCTGGCCGGATGGTGCAGTCTTGACTCGACCCACGGCGCCCGTATCGAGCGAGGTGTTCGAGCCAGAGTCTGTCATCTCGACTCGGTAGTAGTATCGTGTGTTAGCCGTCAGCCCAGTGGCGGTCAGTGTCGCATTGCCAGAGGATGGAGTGACAGCCCCGCCGAACACCACACCAGAGGTGACGCCCGAGTCAGTGCCCAGCTTTAGCCGAACAGACGTGGCATCAGTAGTCTTGACCGTGATTCGTACAGTAGTGTCAGGGTTAGTCTCCGGAATACCCACGACTCGCTGAACGAGAGCAGGAGCAGCAGGACCCGACGAAGGGCGCAAAGCCATGACAAGGCTGGCCCAGTTCAAAGAGCCGGTGCCCGACTTTACCCAGCTGCGTGTGCCGATTGCTCCGGCAGTAGCTCGAGTCTCACGGAACACCCCAAACCGTCGACCCGTGCCGGTTGTCTGGCTGATCTGGGTAGTGCCCGTCGCGGCTGTGATATCCGAGCCCGAAGCACCGATGCCAATAGAGAACACCGCCACCGCGCCATTGGTGACTGTAGTAATCGATGAGCTGGTGTGGCCTTCCGTAAAGCCCGAGGCGCCGGCGGCCGACACATCGAATGGTGTGGTTGCATCTACCCCCGACCAGCGTTCCATGATGCCGGAAACGCGTTTAGATGTTGTGCCCGTAGAAAAGGAAACAGTACCCGATTCGCTACCATCAGCCCAGCGGTAGAACACTGAGATGGATGGGCCGGAGGTGGCGTCACCCCCATTACGGCCTGCGATGTACGTCCAGCCCGAAGGTGCAGTGGTGGGATGGACGTTGGTCGATACCGCCATGTGGGCAAGTAATAGTTCGCCAGAGACAATACCCGAGGGGTACGACATTACCGCAGAAGTATTTCCCGCACTCTCGTAAAGGGTAGGTGTCCCCTCAAGTGTAATAGCCATGGTGCTCCTTAGAAAGCTGGAGGCCCGAAGGCCCCCAGCAATTGGCTAGACGGGACAGGTGGGCGGGGGTGACGGCTTCGGTGCAGGAGCACCAGCCGCATACACACGAGCATGGTCGATGAACATCTGGCTTGTCTTGGTAGACTCACCCGACTTCGGGAACCAGTCGAGCTGCAGTGCCAGGAACATCTTTACGTTCGAGATGTGTGACGGCGCAGTATCCCTGAACCATTCCACACCATCAATGTAGCCGACCACACCCTCGGGTGACCAGTTCAGTGCAAACGCGTGCCAGCCGCGAAGGTCCACGGTCTTGCTTGCGTAGCTCTGCTTGGTTGGGCACCCATAGTGATTGAAGAAGTTCATCTTCTCGGTGTTGCCCATACCCTCGGCGAAGTCGATCTCCCAGCACTTCGCGTTGTAGTGCGCACGGTCTGAAGGCCAGAGCAGTGCGACAGGGTGGTACTTTGGGTCTCGGTCGTTGACACGGATACAGACCTCGTACTTGCCGTACGTTCGGCCTGAGCCCTTCATTGCCATGCCACCCGTAGTTCCATTGGGTTGGCCAGTGACGACAGCGGCGGATCCGTTGACATTCCATGCAGACGGTGAGCGAAGTCCCTTGCCCTGATGACCGGGGGAGTTGTACATGCCCCAGCGCTCGGACAAAGGTTTACCTGTGTAATTGAATTCGTCTGCAAGGACGGGAGCCCCCCACCCGAGCTTCACAGCGGCAAGGTTCGTACAAGCAGAGGCTGCCTGCGCGGGAGTACCAAGCACGACCATGAAGCCCAGGATGAGGGCTACGACTGCACCCAGGGACAGGAGCTTTTTCATTAGCTCTGGGTGTAGGTGAACGTGACAGTCAGGGTTCCCTGTGAGGAGAACGCCTGAGATGTGATGGACGCACCGTCAAGGTACGTACCGCCAGTGACTGCGGTGTGGACGCCGATACCAACGATGGTTGCACCCGAAGGGATATCGAAGGTTGCAGTTGCAGTGACGACACCGGAAGACGCAGCACCCCAGGACAGAGCTTTCCGTGCATAGGCGGGAGACCCACCTGACGGCTCGGTGCCTGCAGACGAAGACGGTGCCGTGGTGTAGACCGCACCATAGGCTGCGTCCGTTGCGTAGTCAGTCGCCAGCGCGTTGCGTTCGGTTACTGTCTGAATTGCCATTATCACTCCTAGATTCGAGGGTCTTGATTTCTTGTTTGAGCTCAGCTATCTCTGCACGAGCATCAGCTAAGCTTGTCTTCAACAGTGTTACGTAATCGGTTTCGTAGTCGACCTGCAGTCCCTGAGTGATGGGCTCGGGATCGGTCTTCTTTTTTTTCCGTTTGTTCAGGGCGTCAATGATCCAAGCCCCCACGCCGAGTACTAGGGGAGTGACCAAACTGATGAACAACCCCAGCTTGTCCCATTCCACGGCGTCTCTATTCAGCCGGAGCTGGTCCATTACGGAAGTCCCGGATGCGACGACGTTCATGCAGGATCTGAAACACCCTCGTGCCAAAGGCTACGAAGAAGATCAGACCCAAGCCCAGGGTGGTAACTGGGAATCGATCTCGGATTGCGCCATTGTCCCAGAAGGGAAGCAACGACAGTTCGAGAGTCAGCATGTTGATACAGAGTGCAGCAGACGCCCACATTTCAATGATGAGTGATCGTGTCGGGTCGATACGTTTAGGCGCCGTCAGACACGCGTAGAGTGCAGCAGCACCGCTTGTGAGCAGCACGCACGCCCATACGCCGCCCGCTACCTCACCCCAAGCATTTACGATGTATCGGTTTGTACTCAGCCCGATTACCATGAGAAAGCCGAAGAAAGCCATCATCGCGTAGATGGCAACGGCTACCGAGTTGTTCGGGCTAGTTATGACCAGCTGATGTTTCACGTTTGTCCTCCGCCCAACACACGATCTGGGTAAAGATTGATACCCAGCCGAGCGCGACGAAAGCCCACACCACGGGGGTGACGCCTGCCAAGAGTGTGAAACACCCAAAGACAATGAAGACGGCCCCCAACAGTAATGCAGGCAATTGTGCCAAGCGAGTGTCCATGAGAACAGTGACAACGAGCAGCATGCTCGCTACCAGGAAGATGACGCCCCAGGTCACTGGCGACGCCCAAAGGAAGTTGTAGGCGAAGATTTTATGGTTGATGATTGTAGGAGCCGTGAGTAGCGAGACACCGATGCCGGCGCCACCCAGAAAGAGGATGACGCCGAGCACCTGTGCAACACCATGTTTCGCGGCCTTTATAAGCAGGGCCTTCATGGATTTCCTTACAGATTGTAGACGCGACACCAGGCAACGTCCATGGTTGAGAGAATTGTGGTCTGGCCCGCAACAGGGAACCAGTCCAGCTGAATGGTTTGCCACATTGGAACATTTGGAATCTGTGCCGTGTTAGTAAGGTCGTACCACTGAACGCCGTCGATCCAACCACGCAACCGGGTTGACGTCCATTCCACTGCATAGTTGTGCCACTGTGTGGTGTCGATGTTTCTGGTTACCAGAGTCTGACCCGGGCATCCGTGGTGATTGACAAAGTTGATTTGCTGATGGTTACCAAAGCCTTCAGCGTAGTCAATTTCCCAACAGGTTATCGGGTGGTTCCAGCCTGACAATGGCCAGAGGATAAGTACCGGGTGGTACTTGGGGTCTCGTTGGTTCGTACGCATACGGCATTCCCAACGGCCGTAGGTTTGCATGGCAAACTTCGCACGCATACCACCGGTTGTTCCATCGGGCAAGCCAGTACAACGCAGGAAGCCATCAGCGACGTTGAACGCCGAAGGCCTACGGAACCCTTGCCCACCGTGACCGGGACCGTCATACATGCCCCACTTGTTGAAGTCCGGTGGACCTGTGTAGTTGAATTCGTCGCCGGCAACGACAGGACCCCAGTTCAGGGTAGTCGCAGCCTGCACGCCGTCGTCAGCGGGAGCAGCAGTGCCATCAGTCCAGACACGCAGGTAATCGACTCGGACCTTAGAGGCATCGCCGTACACACTGTTGCCAGTAGAGTTGCCTACGTTCAGGACAATGTAGTGCGGAGCACCGGCATCATTCGTCAGGTAGGACCACACCTTCTGTCCATCAATGTATACGTCATTCTGGCCAGGCCTGCGGTGCAGACCGTAGATGTGCCAGCTGCCTCCCCAGTTGCCGGGAATGGGCCCCGAGTCCTGAATGACCGCAGCACCCGGTGCGCCCGAGTGATACCGTGCCTTCAGCCGACCCGATGTGAGCGAGTCAGATTCGGCGATGTTTGCCAGGCCATTGGTCGGGTATGTCTGGCCGTTAGTCCAGAAGTCAACCCAGTTGTACACCGTCGGTCCCGAGCCCGGGAAGAAGATCCTCGCCTCAACGAATCCGTAATTGAACGTGAACCCAACGTGCCCGGGTTCGAAGTCATTCGGGTTAGTCGAGATGAGTGCACCACTTGCCGAACTTGCCAGCGTCAGCGTCAGTTCGCCGTTGGCTACAGCGACGTTTGCTGCGTTGGTTGCAACGCCGTTCCTTTGGCTACCTTCCGAGAACCAGTATGGTGTCCACAACGCGCGGTTGAGGTCATCGAAGTTCTCAGCCAGCACCGTCGTCCAGTTGCCTGGTACGCCCAGAGGCTGATGGCCTGGCGAGACGATCACGCCCCCACCGCCGCCCGGATCGGGATCGCCACCGCCTGGGTCAGGAGCAGTACCCGGTGTGGAGCTAATCTCAATCGGGGTCAATGATGCGTCACTGTTTACCATGAGGTTCGGAACACGAGCTACGCCATGCCGGGTGATGCCCGAGCCAGATGATGTGCCACCCAGGTAATTGGCAACGACACGGAACACCAGGTCAGCGTCGGCTCGGAGAGCAGGTACATGGTACGCTGCAGTCTTGTCACCCACACCAGACTTGGTGAGCGTTACGCTCGGGCCAGCAACCTGGTCCCACGTGTAGGACAACGGATCACCCGGTGCCTCAGCAGTCATCTGCACAAGCAGACCTGCCTCGAGGTTCCTGATGTTCGGTCCCGGGTCAGCAGAGCCAACAGCCTGGACCTCGATCCGGTGGATCCTGGGCGCAGCGTTGGTTGCAACAACCGTGGTCTCAACACGATGCAGATTCACCATCACAGTACTGGGCTCTACGTCAACGGCAACTCGGTGAACATTCACCCGAGAGGTTGACGGCGGGGCAGACACCGTGTAGTTCTTCGTCAGCGACAAGCGGGATACACCATCGAGCGTGTAGCCATTGAATGCCAGCGATATCTGCGTGCCCGAGTCTGTGACAACGACACGGCCATACTGCTGAACCGTAGGCCCTGCCGCCGGGTATGGTCCCTGGGTGTAGGGTCCGCCCTTATGGCTGGCAGCCTGGTTGAACGGTGCAGCATGGAAGATCGGCACACCACCGGGGGAAGAAGATCCGTCGTTTGCAGCCAGGGCGTGCATGTCGCCACCGAGCATTACGACGTTCTTGTTAGTTCCATCGATGAATGATGCCAGCTCGTTGCGTTCCGTCATGAAGCCGCCCCAGGCGTCGTCACCCGCGCTCGTACCTGTAACCCAGGGAGTGTCCTGACCGATCACGATGACAGGTTCTGTCGCCGCATTGATCGTATCCTTCAGCCACTGCTTCTGGGTCGTACCCAAGGCAGTCTTTGAGGAGTTGTCAGTGTTCGCAGGGTTAGACTTGAACGAACGGGTGTCGAGCATGATGAAGCGGACACGACCCCAGACCCAGGTTTGGTAACTCTGTTGCCAAGGGAAGTGCTCGGAGCGAGCGATGTTCCAGTTAGTCCATGCTGTCGGGTCTGAGCCATTCGCACCATCGTTGTTCATACCGTCGTGGTCGGACGGGATATAGAACATGTTCACCGTAGCAAACAGGTTCTGCGATGCGGTAACCGCCGTGCCCATACGAGAACGGAAGTTGGTCAGTGACGTGCCCGAGCCGTCGTGGTAATACAGGTCGCCAACATGGAAGAACATGTCATCGTTGCGAGCAGCGATAGCGTTGTACGCACCCTGATGGTTGCCAGTGTTACAGGAACCGAAGTCGAACGTGAACGAAGCGGGACCATCCGGCCCAGTCTTCAGTCGACCAATAGGGTTCGCCGTGTCGGCAAACTCAGTCCCCTCGGGGTTGGTCATCATGACACGGTAGTAGTAACGCGTGCTCGGCGTGAGCCCGGTGATTGTCAGTCGAGTACAACCCAGGTTGCCGGGCGCAGTCGCGGGACCATACACCACACCTGAATTGCCTGCGGCGTCAGTTGAACAACGCAGACGGAGTGATGATGCTCCCGTGACTCGAGCCTGGACAAGACCGCTGCGAGCAGGGTCAGTGGTGTTGATAGACACAACGCGGAAGTGAAGCGTCGGAGATACGCCGCCACCCGAGGGAGGAGGAGTGCCACCCCCACCGCCAGCAGAGGGTCGGAGCGCAACGCTAATGCTCGTCCACTGCAGAGATGCAGCCGTGTCTGTTTGTGTCCAGAGGCGAGTTCCTGTTGAACCAGCCGCAGCCTGAGTTTCATGGAAGATGCTGTACCGACGACCCGTACCAGTCGTGCCGATAATCTTTGTCGTGCCAGTCGCAGCATTGATATCCGAGGAGGTCGCAGAGTTGAGCGCGACTGCGTGCAGGATCAATGCCCCAGCCGTGACCGTAGTCAAAGCTGGAGACGTGTACGTATTTCCTGCGGTCGACGGAACGTGATCGCCAACGGGTGGAGCATCGATGGGCGTGGTCGCATCCACACCAGCCCAACGCTGCATGTAACCCGTGACGCGGTTAGCCGTCGTGGTTGTTGGGAATGTGACGGAGCCAGTCTCGGAACCCGTTGCCCACTTGTACCACAATGCGATGGACGGAGTTTGGAACCCATCCTCGCTTGCAATCAGTGTCCAGCCACCAGGGTTTGTCGTAGGCGCCGTGCCGGAAGTGTGAGCCACCTCAGCGATGAGAAGTTCGCCAGCGGTCACACCAGCAGGATACGGGATCACTGCAGATGTGGCGCTGGCACTCTCAAAGCTGGATGACGCACCCTGTAAGGTGACAGCCATTTACATCTCCTAAGGCTGGTTGCCGGTTACCCGAACGCGAAGATCGCCCCGGTCAGTGATGTTGCTTGCCTCGCCGGCGGTAAGGGTGAATCCGTAATCAGTAGCCGAGGTTGTCAGCGGACCGAAGTTCCGGGTCGCAATGACAGTCGTGCCCTGCATCAGCGCCACGTCAACAAACGTCGATGGTGTGGTCGCAGTCGCGCTCAGCCTGACAGACACTGTTGGTGTGCCCGCAGCAAGACGGCCGTTCATCGTGAACGTTATCTGTGCATTGACGGGTGACGCGGGCGTCTGTGCGTAGGTCGTGTCCAGCTCATCAGCCAGACCCGCGGATATGCCCGAGGCACCACCCACGTTCGACCAGCCTCCGGGGTTCGACAGCACGGACGATGGCCTGATCGACGCGAGCGAAGCCACGTACGGGCCAAGCAGCGTGGTGCTTGCCGGGTCGAGTTCGACGGAGTCCCAGTGAGATTCCCAGTTGCCCGTAGTGCCGAGCTTGCCCATTCGCCAGCCAACGACGTTGGTGGTTCCCAGGTCAGCAGTCGACGTGGTGAACAGCGTCTCGACAGGAGTACCCGTGTCCAGGACGTAGAACGCGAACCGGACAACCCCATCGTTTGCAGCCACACCTACACCGACGGAGAACTCGATGCGGTACCACTGGTTCAGAGCAAGGGCAGCTACGGACGTGTGCAAGATTGCACCACCACGCTGGGCTACACGAAGCTTGCCGTCAGTTGCAAGGTTCACGCTCGCGACGAACTGGGTGTTGTTCCAGGGGGTGATGATCTGCATCTCGGAGGAGGGCAGGTTCACCAGTCGGAGGTATGCACGGAATGACTGTGTCTTGCTGGGCACAACCGAGGACGCACCCCAGCCAAAGCCAGCACGAGTTGCGTTGGCAACCAGGTGGTAACCAAGTGTTCCGTGTGAGGCAACAGACCCAAACTCAAGCAGGCCTGTCACATCGAGGAAGTCCCAGGGTGTACCCGAGCCGCCTCCCGAGTTCGCAGTCGTGACCGCTGCACCCAGGACACCTCCTGCGGCATTGTTCAGAATGTTTGCCATTGATTTCTCCTAGAACTGGATTCCGCCATTGTTGGCTGTGAGAAGTTCACCGTTGTCTTCGAACATGTTGTTACCGAGCCCAATGATTGTGGACTCACCCGAGGTGTCGAGCTTGATGTAGTATTGCACAGCCTGGCTGCCATGGAGGTAGAAGCCGTTACGCCTGAACCTGTTCTCGGTGAAGATGTACGTTCCCTGTGTGAGCTGTACGCCGTACAGTCCGTGAGCGAACCAGTTCCTCTTGATTTCCATGGCGCCATCTAATGGCAGCTGCCTCGTCTGACGAACGCGGAGCCCGGAGCCGATGGCGTGGGGGCCATTAGCCTGGGACAGGTGATCCTTGAACGTCGGGTTCCTGTGAGCCAGGTCGCCACCCGCAAAGTTCGCAGCGTCAGGGTCGACGAAGTTACGGTCGTCACCACGATGAGCTGTTCCCTCAAGAGTGTTGCCCTGGATCAGCACGTAACCGCCGGCAAGTATGTTCACACAGTGGCTCTCGTACACGACGCCGCCGGGCACAGGATGCCAGTGAGCCAGCTCATGAATGCAGCTCTGCTCAATGCGTGCCCGAGAAGGACGGCTGTCACTCGTTGAGTTGATGCGTGCACCATCCCGGACGTTGCAAATGTTGGCGCGCACAAGCCAGAAGGAACCGATGATCCCGTCAGTCCGGTAGCTGGAACGTTGTGGTTTGAACGAACAGTCCTCGAAGTACGGAATGCCGCGCCATGGCTCATTGGTGGTAGCAAGTCCTTCCACACCAGAGGTGCAGTCGACAAGCGCCGTGTCAGCGAACGGCCAGGCAGTACTGCCGTAGAACCCGCAATTGATGAACTGCAGGCCTGTTGCCTGGGGTTTGATGTTCACATAGAAGTCCATGTCGCGGAACACCAGGTTGGGCGTCGATATGGTAGACGGCCCGGAGTACACCGTGCGAGCACGAGATATGAACGTCCCCGTAGTCGCTGGTGTGGGCTTCACTGTGCCGGTTGAGTCTTGTACCCTGGCAGGAGCTGTGTTCTCAATGACCCAGTTCCCATCAGGATACCCGACCCAACCGGTGGCAGTGTGAGTCAGTACGCGATACTGTGAAGTATCCCGCACGATTACAGGATCCACTACACTGTCCTTCGTTCGATGAAGATGTCACCAGGGTGGGGGCCGTTGACACCAGTGGTTACAACCGTGGGCCAGTCATCCACACCTACCCAGAGCACGAGCACGTTGGTGTCAGAGGTTGGCCTCAGCGGCCAGTTCCCCTGTGTGTCCTGACGAGCGAACGCAACGACGCCCGAGGTTAGAGCGCCCCCAGTGCTGCCGCCTCCGCCAGTACCTGCAGGCGCATCACCCCAGCGGGTCATGTACGGGTCGGAGCCATCCTTCAGCAGGACCTGCCCATCGACACCGCCGGGTGCGACACCACGAGGGTCAGCCCATTCCAGATCGTAGTCCGTCGTGGTCGACTTGGTCAGGATCTGACCGGGCACACCACCCACGGGAATCTGGTCTGCAGCAACCATGCCAATCTCGTGGCTGCCTGATACCCATTTGACCTGCATCTTGCCAGCGACCAGGAAGTCGGGCACCACACCGTCATCATTGGCGACGACCTGGTTAGATGCGAACGACGTTCCGTTCAGAGTCGTGGGTGATAGAGGAGCAACGTTTGCCGTGTCGTTTATGTCGTAGAGCTGCCCGATGGTATTTGCCAGAGGCTCGCCGTTGTCGTCTACTACAACAGCCTTCAGAAAGAGTCCCATTAGAATCCAATCGCAATCCAGTTGACACGGATAGTTCTGTTCGGCCAGTTCTTGGTTCGCGTGCCAGACACAGCACCCCAGATGTTGAATGCCACGTAGTCTTTGTTGGCGGGACGCACGCCCCAGTTAGCACCGGCGGGAGCAATGTTCATGTCAGCGAACTCGTGGTCGTTGCCACCAGTCAGGATCACAGTCACCAGGCCCGTTGGAAACGGCGTAGGAAATGTCAGCCTGCCGTAGGCGTTAGCGTCGGTGGTCACCAGGCTCGAGCCAGCCTGAATCAAGAAGTTGTTCATCGATGCCGGGGGAGAGGCCATGCCCATGGGTGCGCCACCCACATCGTACAACGGAATCTGGCTCATGCCCGGACCTTCGACCCATTCAAGCGTGTTGCTGGTCGCGCTCGGGTTTACCTTACGGATCCACTGCTTGTTCACAATCGTAAGTTCAGTGCCTGGCTCGTCAAGGTAGTTGCGCACCAAGTCATGGACTGCGTACGAACCCCCGTTGTGAGCCCAGACGCGCAGGTCCACGACCTCCTGAACAGCAGACTGCCCGGCTTGTACCCGGCACAATGCTATTGGTTGGTCGCTCTGCACGCCCTTGTTATTCAGTCTCGTGGGAAGCGTCGGGTTAGGCCCGCCCTGGATGACTGTGTAAACAGACGTCGAAGCACCCGGTGTGGCTGACCACGTACGGCGCAGGACAACCATGTCCCACCGGCTACCCGAACCCGCAGCAGCAAGGTTGAGCTGCGTGTCTGTTTCGAAGATGTCAAGGATACCGTCACCCACAACAGTGCCGGCCCTGACGGCAAGTCCCCGGTCACCCGAGGAGTTGGTTACTACTTTGCCAGAGTTGGCACCGACAACGCAGTACTGGCCTGCACCGACGTTCGGCAACCAGACAGCGGATGCTGCGGCGTTCACCGACCCTGGGTAACCATAATGCTGGTTAGCCATTATTGACTCGCTTTCAGTTTGCCCAACGATCCGGCAAGTTTGGCAATGGTTTTTGCCATCCGAACATTGGGGTCGGTTTCATGACCGATGACGCCTGTAAGTTTCAGGCCGTCTTCGACGTTGTAGCTGAACTCAATCTCACGCAGGATATCTGTCACGTTGACAGCACCGCCAGCAACCTTCGCTGTGACGAGCTGTCCCACGTGAAGTCCATCGGACCCATGGAAATGGAAGTTCTTCGTTTCCGCAAGCTGGACCTCGATGCCAACAGCACCGCGGCCTTCGAACAGGGTCTCGTCTGCTCGTTCTTCGTACGTGTCCAGGTTGTTGGCATCCCGGGCATCCCGGAACTCCTCGATCCTGTCACCCCACAAAGTCTGGCGAGCAGTGTCGGTCTTGGACATGAAGGTTCGAGCAGTGCCTTCACCCTCACCCCCGACAACGACGTGAGTCACGTCAGGAGCTTCGAGCCTGTACTTCCACTTACGAATCACACGAGACGATTCGGTCAGCGGGTTTGCGTACGTGCCGGGCTGATACAAGTCGACAGTCAAGCCCGCGGGTGAAGCAGTAACCGTAACGCCGAAGCCTTGAGCCTCGAGGAACGGGAACATCTCGTTGTAAATCTTAGCCATACGAGCCTGAGACGTGATGACACTTCCCCGGTTCTGGTTAGTTGCAACGATGACCGGCTCGATGCTACGGCTGACAACGTTCTTGGTAATAAGATCCTTGAACACCGTCTCGACATTACCCGTTATCTCGTACCGGTATGACAACCCCTGGTCAACCATATCTTGCCCGGGACGCTGGTAGATCAGGAAGTTCCGCAGGATACGGAAGTTATCTTCCACACCAAACGTGAATGCGCCCTGAACACCCGGGCCCGAGCCAGCATGAGAACGGATGGGACCCTCGATAAGAGTCTCACCCCTCAGCTTGCAACGGACCCGGGTGCCGGGGGTCATCATCAAACCAAGCCGATTGTGTGTGGCCGGTACTGTGAACTCGAGGTCCGAGATGTTGTCGAACCGCTTCGTACCTTCGAGGCTGGTGAATGACCCGACTGGGGCTTGCCAAACCCGGCTCTTGTTGTAGAGGTCAAGTTGGAACAGGCTCATTACACACTCCTTAGATACCTGGGCGTGAAGTGAGCGGCAATAGACCCAGTGCCTGTCATGCCCAGGGCCAGTTCAATTCCCGTACCCTCAGGCACAGGCTCATACTCGAACGCACCCAGGGATGCCATGATATCCACACCATCACGCGTAGCGGTCAGGTTTGTGGGATCAGTGTCCAGGATGACAGTCTGGCCAGCGGTTGTGCTACCCACGGTTGTCGTCTTGCCATTGAGGCCGACGGTCGCCGAGGTGAACGGCCCCTTCAGTTCCCACCGCATGAATGCCGGCACATCGCCCGGGTTGTCAATGAACGCGTGGCTAATGTCAGCGAACGATGAGATTTCCCAGGGGGGACCGAAGCCCCCGCCTGCGCCATACCAGTCATCATCAGTGCCTGGATACCAGATACGGCTTTGTGGTGTGCCTTCCCAGAATGGCTGTTCAGCGAAACATGTAATGCCGTAGATCGCCCAGCCCAGCTTGACCGGGTCACGGGCGTATACCGAGGTGTCGTCTTTCTTGAACCGCACAGTGAGGCTGTACCGTTCGTTGTTCGGAAGGACGACCTCCCATCGCATGGTTTTACCTGGACGGAAGATTTTCCAAAAGAGCGTCTTCATTTCCAGCCACTCAACCGAGGAATCTTCGAAGATCCCGATAGCCCAGTGAACGTCTCGTTCCTCGGCTCGCCACCCCTGCCATTCTGAACCGTGAACGACAGGGGACTCGGTCATGTAGTTTTCGATACGGGGCATACCCATGCCTTCAATGCCCTGCGGCATGAGGTACACCCCATTGCGACCATCACTCACATCCCAGACCGAGCCGTCCCACCCATGGAACAGGTGGCGTACTCGGGACCAGGGATTGAAGAGTGGTGGAGCAACCGGAGCGGTAGTTACACCTCTCAGGTAAGCGGGCATTACTTCACCACCTTTGTAAGTTGTGCAGCCAGGTTAGCCCGGCGCATCCTCTTGTCGAAATCATCAACGACCTTCTCCGGTGTGGCACCGTAGTAGTCGCCTTCGATTGTCACGAGTGCACGATCACCCGACATGCCTCCGTCAGAGCGTACAGACGCGTATGACGTGCTCGAATCAGGCAGCTGTGCATGTGTGACGATATCGCCCGTTGTTTTCCTCAGCATCTCTGTACGGCTTCGGATACCTTCACTGAAGTCTTCCATCATTCGTTGACCACGCAGAAGCGAATAGCCACGTCCAGACAGAGGGCCACGTTTAGCAGGCGAACCGGGCAGCAGGTCAGTGACAGCCTTGACGACAGCCATTGCAGCAGACACGACCCAGGGGGTACCTCCAGTGATACCAGACGCGAACGACTGGATCAGCGAGGTGCCCGCAGATGCGAACTGCCACGCGTAGCTCAGCAGTGCACCCGTGACCTGGCCGGGAAGACCTGTCACACGCTGCACAACAACTGCGATACCCAAGCCCACACCGAACGCGATGCGTGCGAACCAGCCCGGGACCATAGCGCGGATTGCCTCCCAGCCTCGAGCGAAGTTGATCGCCAGGCTGAGCATGCCGCCAACAACAAAGGTCACCGCACTCGGGAAGCCCCGAGATATCGCACCGGCGAACTGGCTCATGCCAATGGCTGCATTGATCTGCAGGGTACGCCAGAAGTTGTCGATGTTCGTCTTGGTGTTTTGGATGAACAGCATGAACTGCAGCAGAACGTTGGGCAGATTCAACCTGACCACTGATGCAACCAGAGCCATCGCTAAGCCCGCGGGTGCAGGCAAGCTGCCCCAGAAGCCTTGCCACCTGGGCAAGCTGTTGAATAGTTGCTGGAAGTAGAGCGCCACCTGCAGCAGAATCCTGTTGACAGGTACACCCACCCGGGGGAACAGCCCTTCGACCACACCGACAAGAGTAGTCCAGAAAATGTTCCACCTGGCCTCAACCTGGAACAGAATACCGAACGCACCCACCAGCGCGGGAATGCCTCCCGGTGCGGTGAGCAGCATGATGCCTGTGTTGAATGCAGTCATCACCGAGGTTACAGTCTCAGCCGAAGCCTCGATCTTGTCGAAGATGCCACCCAGCGCGGTACCCAGCACCGTAAAGAATGCGGGGATGCCCGGGTTGTCGATGGCGATCTGCATGATGGTCCGCAGGAAGCCTAGCGGATCACCCCCCGTGAGCTGGAACATGGCGAACGGGAAGTCGTTCAGCGCAGTTGACATTTCGCCCAGCCACTTAGCCGCAGTGGCCATGTGGGGTCCGGCGAACTCAAGGAACAAACCCAGATCCTCGAACCACTTGATCAGAACGGGAGCTGCAGCTTTCACTAGGTCCGCTATGATCGGAATGAGCTCGGCGATCAGGGGGATCAGTGGAGGCAGAACTTCCTTGATGAAGGTCATCAGCACAGGGGCAAGTTCTTCGACGAGGGTTTCGGTCAGCTTGATCAGGTCCGGGATAAGGGGCTTGATTGCTTCCCAAATCTCTTTGAACATCGGGGCGACAACCTGGGCGACTTCAGAAATCAGCGGACCCATCTGAGCCAACAGTGTGCCAAGAGCCGAGGCGATTGTACCGATGATCTGACCCAGCGGTTCCATCGCAGGCTTCAGGTCCGTCATGAATGTCAGGAACCCAGAGAAGAAGTCCTCGAGGCCCGACTGCAGTGTCGGATCAGAAAGCAGTGTGCCGATGTTATCCAGGAATTGACCCAGGATCTTGCCAACATCGGTGAAGATGATAGCAAGCGTGGGTGCGAACTTTGCCAGCCCGGTACCCAAGCGAGCCAGTCCGTCAATGATTCCTTCCATCAACCTGTGAGCACCACCGAAGATAGTGGCGAACGTCACCTGGAAGTTGGAGCTGTTCATCACATCGGCGAGCTTCTTCAGCCCGTCAGCCAGCCCGGCAAACGTCGAACCCCCCGCAGTTTCAGCCGCACGAGCAAGAGCGGCGAATACGCGGCCCGTCTCGTAGAGAACGCGGCCCAGATCCTTGAATGCCCGGATGCCAGTTTCAGCCCACTGCTTCAGTCGACCGTCAGCCTCAGCAGCCTGGATGAAGTTATTGAACCTCTTTGACAGATCGACGAGCCACTTCGACAGCCTGGGCAGGTACTCGGAACCGAACAAGCCCAGCGTGGTGAACGCTTCGACCAGTGGCCGCATGGCTTGACGCGCAATGTCGATAGAACGAGTCAGGTTGCCCATCATCACGGACAGCTTGTTGGGCGTCACGTTGTTCTGAAGCTCACGGGACAGTTCAGCGAACAGCTTGCCCCAAGCACCAGCGAGGCTTCCCAGTTCCTTACGCAGTGTGGGCATAAGGTTGTTGGTCAGCTCACGGATCGGGTTAGCAGCCTGCTCCCAGAAACGAGACGAGATGTTGTCCTGCAATTCGTGGAACAGCGGAGCCAGGTCAGCGAGTACTGTCTTCGTGTCCTTGAATGCGGCGACCAGCACACCAATGCTGATAGCCGCACCCGAGAACAGTGCAGGCAGGAGTACAGCCAGCTGACCCAGTTGAGCCAACGATGTGCCCAGGGTCAGAATGTTTGACGTGAGTGCAAGGACTGCACCACCCAGGCCAAGAATGCCTGAGGATATCAGTCCGATGCGTGGGGCGTTCCGGTCAAGATTCTTGATCGAGTTCCAGAACGTTTCAAAGATGTTGCCCAACACTCGGGCGCCCGACAGAGCGGCGAGAGTCGATGCGGCTACCGCCAGTGACGCGGCGTTCACACGAACGAATATCGGCACTGTACGCGGTCTGGTGAGTACAGCCAGTTGCTGTCGCGCACGTATCGTGTTGAGATTTGCGAGAATTGATGGGTCGAGCTCCTCGAGCCTCTCCTTTAGTTCGTTGAGCTGTTCGTTGGTGACGTACGGTTCTACCTTGATTCGGACTTGCAGGTCACGCAGCTGCTCACGCAGTTTACGAATCGACTCCCGAGTCACAGCAAGCTCTGCGGGAATCGTGGCCTTCATTGTCTTCTCGACACGATCCAGTGAGAGCCTGAGGTCCTCACGGAATTTAGTCGAGTCGGGCAGAACTCGGATCGTCACCCGACCAGCTGATTTTGTAGCCAAGGCAACCTCCTAAGGTGCAATACCAGGACCGAACATATTGAATAGCTTTCCAGCGAAGTCGTCAAGCGACGATGCAGCAGCAGGCTTTTCGACCTCTTCAAAGTCGGGCCTTGGGTAGGGTTTGAACTCAGGCAGTTGTGTACCCTCGGGGGAGTTGATTGCTTGCAGGGTTCGAGTGTTGATGTTCACCGCGTCGATCAAGTCGGCGAGAGTGTAGACTCCAGCATTCCAACCCAAGTATTTGCTGTAGTCTTTGAGCTCCGAGCCACCAAGTTCCTTCGCGCGCCATATCGATTGAGGCTCGTGAGGCAGGCGGCCTAGAAGAGCATAAGCCCGACGGATGGGGACTCGCCCATCAATTGCGTCCCAGATATCAAATCCGTACAACGCGAGCAAGTCCCCTTCCCAGTCGGGATTCTCCTCTAGCTGTCGCCGGAGCTCACTTCTTCCCCCAGGACAGAAGTCCAAGCCATGGCGAGGTTGGCCACGTCCTGCAGAGCGGTACGCCCGGTGCAGAACTTGGTGAACTCGGCCTCGTCCTTGGCCCAGGGAATCATCGCCTTGGCAATGTCGCCCAAGATAGCGGCGTCCATCGCCACCTGAATTTCATCGCCTTCCTTTGCATCACCGATCAAGGACTGAACGAGCGACATGAGTGGGGCCTGATCCCACACCGGTACTTCGTCAATCGACTTGAGCAGGTGCCAGCCTTTCACGTCCTCAGGACGGATTTTCTTTTCAGCCTTGGGCTGACGGTCGGCGGGAGCTTTACGTGCTTTACTAGTAGCCATTGCGAGCCTACTTTCTTATTGCGAGCCTGGGTGTAACCTGTGTGGGAGCCGGCTCGCGGAAGGCCCCCACACAGGGGTATTACGCAGCGCGCGTGTAGGCGAGCGCCGAAGATGCACCGTTGATCGTGGTGACCACAATCGGTGCGGAACCGGACGAACCTGCAGGCAGGGTAATGTCCAGGTGCTTGGTGTCGGTGACCGTGAAGGATGCAGCAGTTCCACCCACGGTAACGCCCGTGACACCCACGAAGCCGGTGCCAACCACGTTGACGACCTGGCCCGTACCCTGGCCCGAGGGCAGAGCAGAGGTGAGGGTCGGAGCAACGGTAATCAGGCCCGGGTGCAGGAAGCGGAAACGGTTGCCAGTCGTCGGCGAGTTCAGCATCTGTGCGGTGAGGGTAATCTCGAAGAACGAGTCCACTGCAAGCTGCGGTGCGTCGCCGATGGTGACGGTCGTGTTGGGAATGTAGATGCCCATGCGAGAAGAGCCATCCACAATCAGGATGAAGAGTGCCTTCTTCTGGGGAGTGATGGAGCCGCCCACATCGTAGGAACCGTTGGTCCCATTGTGAGTGCCATCACCGAAGGCCAGGCTGAGGGTCAGCCGGTCGATCTGGATGGAGTTGACGTTGATCGACCAGGTGATCGGATCGTACGTCGAACGCAGTGCGTCATCCCACCAGGAACCACGCTGTGTTGCGTCACCGCCGCCCTTGGACAGCGAGACGTTGTTTTCGCGCGAGGTATGCCCGAGAGCTTCCCAACCCCCGGACAGAACGCCCGTGGGATCGACGGTTTCATAATCGGGCGCGGCAGTATCCGGGGGAGCGACGAGAACGGTGCCCTTGCCCGGAATGGTAGTAGCATTGGCATTGAAGCCCATGATTTCTTCCTTCCGAATTAGATTTTGCGTACGATGACGCGGAACTGGCCATCGTACTGGGTAAGGTCGCCTGCCGGCGTGAGTGTTGTACTCGTCCTGCTGGGCATGCTCACGTCTTCAACTGATGTGACAGCGCCCACACCCGGATACCGGGCATTACGGTCATGCGATTCATGCATGGCGCGGTAGACCATGTCGGCAAGATCCGCGGCTTCATCTCGGGTGAGCGCTACGATGGAAACGAATACTTCCCATTCCCAGGCGTTGGGCCCACCCAACATGCGACCATCGCGAGCCTTCACAACCACAAACGGTATGTGAGCGATGGAGTCAAAGTCTTGCTGACCCATGACCTCCATGTCAGCAGTGCCGTACACAGCAGCAAAGTCTGCGATAGCGTCTTGAAGTACCAGTGTGAACAGCTGGTCCACGTCTACAGTCATGCGTACGTAGCTCATGGGTACTTCGACGTTCCGCGTTCACCAGGAAGCTCAGCAATCGCGCCTCCAAGTATGTGCTGTCCTTCGAGCCAGTAAGATGTGCCGTCCTTGCGAGTCACGGTGTGGCCCCACTCGATGGAGTAAGCAGCCTTGTCAGCTGCCTCAACAACGCGGTCTCGGACGCCCTTCTTGCCTGGGACGTTTTTCACTGACAGGTGATCCATGTAATCGCCCGTCAGTCTGTGGGCAATGGCACGGCGGATCACGATGTTGTAGAGGTCTTGAGCGACACGGTCCATCTCGTCAGAATCGCCCGCCATGCGAGCAACTGCGTTCGGAACCCACTTATAAACTTCAGCCATCATTTCACCGCCGTTCCACGTGCCTTGAGTTTGATCTCTTCGTACTTGCTGCGTTTGCCGCGTCCAAAACGTTTGACCACACCGATCTGGTCATAGTCCTGACCGTTCCAGCGTACGATGCTGTGTGGGCCTCCATTCCATGGCGGAGTGAAAGCCTTGTAGATGATGTAGTCTACGTTGATATTTCCGTCATCTTCTGCTCGACCGAACGCGGCTAGGCCCGCGGGTTGCACGCTGACACCCGTAAAGGTGACAGGTACGCCGGGGCCTAGCACGTTGCTGTTCGTTCGGTCTTTTCCGACAACGACTCGCGGAGTGCAGGTAACAGTGTCAGGTCCGCGAGTGAGGGCGCTCACGGCCAACCGTACCTTGTCTTGGCAAACACAGTGCGCGGAATGTGTGACACAGCCGCACCGATGCCGAGGTCAGCAAGTTCCTCCTTGGTAAACCAGATGTTGCCTGACGCCACAATCGGGTTACGTTCATAGGAGTAGTTGCCTTCCGTTTCAGACTTGAGGCCTTCAGGGTCTCGCAATACGCGCATGACCGATCCCATGACTTTGTCCTTGACAAAGGCTGGATCGATACCCGCACCCGTGGCCGGGTTATAGGCTGCCATGCGTGCTATGAGATTCGGGCCTTTACGGAGGAGCAGGCGGACAGCTTCATCCACCTTTTCCTGGTACCACTCGTCGAGGTTGTCGAAATCGAGTTCTTCCTCATACTTGGGCACCAGATCAGTTGAAACATAGCCAAGTGGATTGGCCATGGCGGCCTCCTACTTCGAGAGCCGTTCGACCAGATCGGCCTTGGTTCCGGACGTGTCGAGGTCACGCTCTTCAGCGAGGGCGATGAGCTCTTTCTTGGTCAGCGATTCCAGGTCTTCCACTTCGTCGGCGTCTTCATCAGATGCGTCCTCGTCTTCCTCGTCATCCACTTCCGCGGACTCGGGGGACGGTGGAAGGTCATTGGGCCAGAGCGTCGGGTTCTCGTCGTCTTCGTACTGAGGGTCCGTGAGGCGAACATCGACTGAATCGTCCTCATTGCCCTCAAGTACGTGATCGCCAACGAGATCGGCAGCCCACGCCGGGACAGGGTCGCCAGGTGCAAACCAAACAGTTTCCACGTGGTTCTTATGAACGGCAACATGCGCGTTGAATTTCTTTCCCACTTTACTGCTCCTTTCAGACAGATGAGGGGCGCCCTCATGATCGAAGACGCCCCCACACCAACATGGGCTAAGCAAGCACCTGAGCGGAGAAGCTCAGAGCCGCGTTGCCGAGGACCGGCATGCCGATAGCATCCGAGATGACTTCGGCGATAACCGGAGGCTGCTCGTTGCGGTATACACCAGCAACAATGCCTGCCTGCTCGTCATCGGCGATGCCCCAGCCGAGGTCGGTAGCTGTAAGCGTGGTGCCCCAGTAGGTAGCACCGAGCTGACCGGAGTCCGATTCGGAGGGGAGGAGGAGAACCTTGTTGGCGGGGATGACCGGAGTCATGACACCCTCGAAGTTCACCCGACGGTCGAAGATCTTGATGGGAGGAAGACCCTCGTCCGCCATGATCGACTGAATGTCACCCTGGGTCATGGGACGACCCGTGACGACATTCTGGAACTGATCGCCCTTGCGGAACTGAGAGTACACAGTGGAGCTCATCAGAATCACGCCGGGGTTGACAGCGTTGGTACCGCGGTAGGTGTCCTGCCACGCGAGCAGGTCATCGATGCGGTCAGCAGCAGCGTTGGACCACAGAGTTGCTGCAGTCACGGTGTGGCCACCCGGGCGGCCGAAGTTGTCGCTGATGACGAAGTTGGACTGGTTCACAGTCGCAACGCCGGTGTCGAGGACCACACCGCGCAGGAGTTCCATGCGGTCGGCGACAGCGCGAACGACGCGGTCAGCGGTCTTGAGGATGGAATCGAGCATTGCCTGATCGGACGCGTTGCGCTGGCGCAGTGCACGGTACTCCGAGATGGCAATCTTCTGGCCGATGGCCGGAAGCTCGATCATGACCCGCTTGCCGCCTTCTTCCTTGCCGTATTCCGGCTCGGCATCGTAGGCGCGGAACCGTGCGGTCTGCGTGAGACCGAAGGCCCCAACGTCGAAGGACACCGAGATGTCCGGCACGGTTTCGTTGTTGAGGAAAACCTCGAGGGAACCCTGACGGGCCTCATATGCTGCAAGCGACTCGCGCATGTAGCCGGTGAGGGTCGCAGGGTCGATAACGTCAGTCCACAGTACGGGCATTTTCTACGACCTCCTTAGATGAAGACGAACGTGGTGTTGGCGGACTTCGCGGCGGCTGCGGGCCGAACGAAGGTGATGGGCAGGTTACCTACCTTGACGCGACCATGGTCGAGCAGCGGGACATTGAAGTCCTCGGTTGCCGTAGCACCGGGTGCAACACCCAGGGGCTGGTCAGTCAGAATGAAGCCGGCGAGAATACCGGCACCAGTAACAGTGCCTTCCGTGGCATCGTACGGGACGAGAACGCCACCGACCTTTGCGACGGGGAGCCCGGACGGAATGTAGCCGTTCGGGTAGTGGGTTGCAGGGGTGAACGCGGAGATGTCAAGCTTCTCGGTCCGGGCGTTACGGAGTCCGTGACCCGAGCCCAGCCATGTCATATCCCCTACGACGTATTCCCGCTCAGTGCGAAAACGAGGCATGGTCTAACCTTTCTTATTTCGGGACGAGAAGAGGTCTCGTCCGGCAGTAACTGAAGTGGCACCGTCGGTTGGACGGTAGCCCTGATGAGTCGGCTTGCGTTCGTGCAGTTGCTTCTTCGGGGCGAGTGTATCCACACGCTTCTGAATCTTGTCGGTGTCGAGTTCACCGTCGTCCTTCAGATAGATCAGTGGATTGACGTCCTCGAGAAATGCATCCAGCAGTTCCTTCGGTACTTGGCCAGCAGCAGCAGCCTTGAACTCAGCCTTGACGATGCGCGGAGCGGCTTTCGCACGTTCCTCTTTGCGAGCATTTTCAGCTGCTGCATCGACGGCTTTCTGGTCAGGCGTCTTGTTGCTGTTCTCGTAATCACGCCACTTATCGGCGAGAGCCTTTTGCTGGTCGTAGTCTGCACGCGCGTTAGCAACACCCTCATGTTTGCGTGCGTGGAATTTCCAGTATGCCTCTCGCTGCTCAACGGTCATCTCGACCAGCGGCGTGTCCTTCGGAAAACCATGTTCGTGGCCCTTGTCGGAGCCACCTCCACCGCCGCCTTTGTTCTTGTCCGAGTCATCCTCGTCAATAAAGCGAAGGTAAAATGGTTTGCGCATAGCCATTGTGTTTCTCCTTGTCGGAAGGGGTGCTCCATGTCGGGGCTATCCAACGGATTATACCACGGAGGTAAGTAATCCGATAGGTTCTAGGGCTCGTCGGGTGTTTCACACCCGTCAAGCAAAATGTCGCGAGCTCGGATAATCAGGCCTTCATTGACATGTAGGGCTGCACTCGAGCTTGCCATCGCATATTCAGAGATTTCGTTGTCTTCCTCCATGTTTACCACAAAGGCGATCATCACGAAGTCCTGAACAATGTATTCAGGCCCGTATACGTCACGGGCATATTCCTGGGCAGCAGCCTCGAGGGCTGCATGCTTTTCCTTATGAGAGTCTTCGCCGATACCACTCATCGACGCCTCCTTGCCATCTCGGCCGATTCGGCATTGAGTATGCGCAGACGTTCCTGCTGCCACTGGATGGCCTCATTCACATCTTCACCTGAACGCCGGCGGTCGACTAGCCTGGGCAGTGAGGCGTTCAGCGAACGGATCTGTGCCTCGACTGACTGCTGACGAGTGATCTTTGCGGCCTTTGGTGTGCGTCGGCCTGCAGACCTCTTGACGGTCGAGCCTTCCTCTACAAGGTATGGCCCGAGCTCACCGTGCTCATCGATCTTGTACCGAACGCGTGACAGTGCCTGGGCACTTGTCTCACCACCGGCAAGCTCGTACAACCCCTGGAGGTCAGTCTCGTTGAAGAAGTTGCCCGGGTCCTCGTCGCCGACAATCGGCATGACGCCGCAGTGGCAGTGATCATGGATCGGGAGCAATTCTTTCTTCTTGTAGATGCGCGTTGATGCAGCAATGCACAAACCGCAAGATTGTTTCGATTCAGCAAGCTCCGGGTGCAGCACACGGCGGTAGCCTGTAATCTTCGACGCAGCAAAGATGTTGTGGGCTTCCTTACGCATTGCCAGCTGCATGTCGAGGTCACCCAGATCTTCCACACGCTGGAGTGCGACCTGGAGTGCTTCCTCCTCAGACTTGCCGATGGAGCGTTCAAACCTGAATTGCTCAGCGGGACGGTTCCATTCGTCAAGCGGGATTACAGCCCGTTCGATCAGCTGGTCGTTCTGCGCGTCAATCTCCTCAGCAGATGGGAACTCGAGGTCGTCGTATTGCTGGTACACGAACCTCATGTATGACTGCGTCTGTGTGCGCACCGAACGCTGAGCCGACTCGACCAGTGTGGCCGACCTCGCAGCACGAGCGGCAACCAAGTCACCGTCGTACCATTCGTCAAAGGTCGACCACAACGCGGCGAGCTGACGCAGCAGGAACATTGTCGCCATCGAGTACCCGCGGGTCTGAGCCTCAAGTAGCATGAGGAGTCGATTTGTGTTTGCCATGAGTCCTCCTCCTTGCGTATCGAGTCAAACCGTCGCTGATGATAACGCCGGCGATCACTGTTGCGTTTCCTGCGATGGCGAGATACAGCCACCATTCGTGCTTCCACACAGCCGCGAGCATAACTGCGAACCCCAGGAGGATCAGAACGAGAGACAGGACCTCAAGGATCATTCTCATTTGAGTTTCGCAATGTCCGTCGTACCTGGCAGGGAATTGACCTTGTTGTTCGGGTCCTGGCCGAGCATCGCCTGCAGGAACATGTCGTCCATACGCTCCTGCTCAGCCTTAGCGATCTCGTCGGGCGTGAGCTCGAGGAACTTGGACATGGTCGTGCGCCAGGGTGCGCCAGCGGCAAATGCCTGCACAGCGGACACAGCGCGTTCCGTGAGCGAGGACCGACGGGGGCTAGCCCAGATGACCTCAATGTCCTCAATGTTGGCACGTTCGCTGTCACCCTCGGCGAGGAACGCATCAGCCATCATTGCTGCGAATGCGTGGTCAGCTCGTGAGATACAATCGTCCACTTTGAAGAGCAGTCCTTCACGCTGAAGAGCAGCACCTTCCGCCGAACCATTGGCAGCGTCAGGCACCACACTAAACAGGGGCGTCTGTGACGACACCGCGAGATGGATAATATCGTCTTTGACGGACATGAGCACGGGACCCAGATCAGCCTGGCCAGATTCCCAGAATTCAGCCACTTCAGGAAGGAGCCAAATAGCGCCAGGATCACTCTTGAAAATGTCAGAGTAATCAATCTCTTTACCGTCTTCATCGGTGTTCGGCACCCCCTTGACTGCGCGCTGACGGAATGCCTGGAAGGCAATGATGATCATCCTCTGCAGGATGGTGTGGTTGATACGCTCGAGGGTGGCGATGTGCTTCTCGAACTCAGCCTTGCCGTTCCTGTTCGGGAACTTGTGAATCGGCACAGTCTCACCGAAGAGTTCCTCGGCTTCATCCTCCCACTGCCAGGAGCCAGGGCGTATCTGCCATGCCTTGCTGACTGTGTTCGTACGGACGCCCGGAAGAATCGAATTGCCCACGTGGCGAGCGACACGCATTGTCGCCATGTTACCGTCTGTACCGCGCCGGTAGAGTACAGCGACGTCACTGTTCGTCAAATCGTCGCGGTAGATTTTCAACGCAGCGATTGCGTACCCGGGGTTGTCCGGGTCGTCCTCGGTGATGCACTGTGTGGGATGCTCGGACCTCAGCAGGGCTCGCATGCCGTCGGGTGTGGGTACCTGGGCTACAGAGCCGTATGACTCGGACAACGCAAGCATCCACTCGAGAATCTCGTTGGAAGTGACCTTCATGCGGTTTTGCTTCCAGATTCGGGTGGCCTCCTGGTCGCCGTTCTCATCACCGTCGGCCCCTGTGCGGAATGCGAGCGGGCTCATGCGGTACAGGACCGCGTTGACAATGAGTTCGGCGAGGTTTAGTCTCGCGAGCCTCTGCAGGCGGTTGAACGCCTCACCTGTCTTGTCAGGATATGCCAGGGGCGGATCACCCTCAAACCAAGCTTGCAGCCCAGCGATCCGGGGGAGACGCTGAGCAAGAGCTATTGAAAGGCGTTTGATCCACCACTCGTCGGTGTCTGGGGTCTTCATCGCATCTACTGAGAGTTGCATGGCTCCTACTTATCTACGCGTCGTGGTACGAATGTGTCCTTCGGCTTGTCGCCGTGGTGCAGGTATGCTGCTCGAGCCTCATATGCCAGAGTCGCAGCCATACATGCGTCAATCTTCTTTGGTGACTTCTTCGATTCCTTGCCGATGACGTTGCCGGCAGGCCGTTCCCACACCCTTGCATTCAGGAAGTGTCGGATCATCGTCTTGTCACGTTGGATACGAACGTTGGTTTCCTCGGAGCTACAGATAGCCTCGTGGAGACGTTCGAGGGCGAGAGACATTGGCGAGTCTCGTTTGGTCCACCAGCGGATCGCGGAAGCCTGGCCAGCCTGCACCAGCAGCTTCTCCCCGAACTCGGCGTCCCAAAGGTCTACGTACGTTTGCCAGTACGGAGGATCAGCGAAGAAGCCTGCAACGCGCCAATGCTTCATTGCCCACTTGACAGCGGCATCGAAAGCTTGGTAGTTGACTTCCCATTTTATCTCGTTGCCCTCTTTGTCTCGCAGGAGAATGTCGGGCTTTTCCTCGATGCGGATCCGGAACAGTTCGCCGGTATCGACCACACAGCCGATCAGGGCCGTTGCGTCGTCAGTGGTTGCACCGTCGAAGCCCATCGTGATTAGGGTCTTGGGAGGAACCTCGAATACATCAACGAGCTTTGAACGCAGTTCCTGGACCTGAATCCACGAGTTCTGCTCGGAAACAATGTCGTTGAGGTAATACCGTCGAGATTCGGCCTCAGTCGTGCGTGGGTCAAAGATCTTGCCCATGATGCCCTCGACGGAGTTCCATTCCATCGCATCGCCGTATGCGTCAATGATTGCCGCAGCGAGAGATTCGTCATCGCCCAGGTCCTCACACTCGCCCCAGCGGTGGTCGTACAGCAGGGTATCGAGCTTCATAGTCTTTTTGTCGCCGCGTTCAACGGCTTCCTTAGACTCTTGGATCATTTTGGCGAAGGCGAATGTCTGCTCGGCGATTGACTCTTGACCGGGCGAGTACATCGTGGTAGTCTCGAGGGACCAGGTCTCGGCGATATTGGCACGCTTAGGCAAGTTACGTGTAACTGTCGCGTACATATTGCGCAATGACGCTGTTGTGTAGAGGTGCGACTCGTCAAAGACAACGAACGTTTCCTTACCACCGTCCTTAGATGCAGCACCCGTGGTCGATGGCAGAATCTCGCCTCCGAAGGGCAGGCTGACCTTGGTGTTACCCACCATCATGCCGTAAGCCTTCAGCTGGGCGAGAATGCCCTCGTCGAGGTTGTAACGCACCACACCGTACACGTTACCGGTCTGATCCTCCTCAGTAGCCATAATACGGACGTACGGCGTTTGCACAGCTCGTCCCATGGGCTCACCTTTTTTGTAGGTGTATGTGTGGCCCAGGAACTCGTACGTTTCACCGCCTTTAGCCCAACCAGCGAATCGACAGGGGCCCAGGGCTTCGAAAAGCACCAGCTCGCCTGCAAGGCCGGATTTATTGGTTCCCTTAGGGCGGGAGAGGAATGCGGACTCGTGGCAACGGCGGCCATTCGGCTTCAGCGCGTAGCAGTCGAGAATAAATCCCGTATACTCGTCGGTGTGGACGATGGCTTCACCCTGAACGTCGCCAGGGCCGTGGACAACCAGCGTTTCAATCCACCAGACGGCGAGCCAGCCCAGGGTCCGCTTCCGCGTAGCAAGATCGGACTTGACTAGCTCGCGGGGCATTAGACGATTCGCTTCCGTCGTTCATCGATGGACGTGACGTTTCCTTCGCCGCGGCCGATGGTGCCGTTATTCTCGATCTGCTCGTCAATCTCGAGGTGCAGACGCAAACGGTCCTCGGGGGTCGCGCCGAATTTCGCCACACGGAGCCGGACCTCAGATGCGAAGTCCCAGCGGCCATTTTCCCACATCATGTGGTGCATCAGCGCGGTGTCCAGCAGGAACTGCCAGTCGACCTCGGTGAGCATACGTGTGGCCTGGGGTGATGTGCGCCATGCGGCCCACCATGCTTTGGTCTGCGGGTGCCAGCGGACAACGTCGCCGTTCTTATCCCGCAGGACGTTCTTGGGCAGTTCCATCCCGTACTTCGTCCCGTTTGCAGGAGCCTTGACAGTTATGGTTTCAGGCTTCTTGTTCCTGCGTACAGCTTTGCCAGTCCGTGCCGGACCTCTTCCAGGCATAGTCTTCTCCTTGTCAGGTGTCTACGCGAAAGCCCGGTGGTCGACATGTCCCCTTGTCGATGCCACCGGGCAACAATACGATTATGCACCAGAAGTGCAATCTAGTCAAGGCAGCACTCAGGGTGACTCAGGGCCCACACAGGCCGGGTGGATGGTGCGTAGATGACTTTCGTCATCATAGGACACGTGTCAAGGCGCGAACCTTCAAGGAGAGGTTGAAAGTCGGTAACCCGTACATTATCTGAATTCCTGAACGTTGCGGGCGCGATTCGTTGACGCGGGAGGGGGTGCATACGTGGGGTCGCATATGTCGCAGGACGCATACATCAACACATGACATATGCATGATGAAACATATGCACACATGAACATATATCATGCACACATACACACATGCACATACACGTATGTCTTTACATACATGCATCACACATCATGCATATATCATGATTGATATGTACATACATACACATACACGTACGTATGCACATCACATCATGCATATGTCATTACATACCTACATGCACATACACACATGCATCATGCATACACACATGCACATACACATATGTAAATACATACACACATACATACATGCGTAATGCAACAAACGTTTATCTACATGAAACAAACACGCATTTGTATACGTATATGCAACGTTTGTACGTCAACACGTGTTGAATAACGCGTATATGCGCGTGTAACGAACGAACGCGCAACACATGACGTATTCATACACAAACGCATATCCAACGCGTTACACGCGAAAACAAAACGTTTTTTCAACGAT